ATTCAAGCGCTGGCTCAAAGGCGAAGGCCACACAGAGCAGCTCTCACAACAACAGGAAGAAGACGAAATGAGCAAAGAAACCGAAGAGCTGCTTAAGCAAAGCATTGAGCAGAACAAAGAACTTAACAGCAAATTAGGCCAACTCGTTACAAGCCTATCTACTCAAGAAAAAAAAGACGGCGATAAAAATGAGCCGGAAGCCGAAGGCAACAAAGAAGTCACCGAACTAAAAGGTCAAGTAGAAACCCTGTCAACGCAGTTCAGTGAACTCAGTGGCCAACTAGAAAAGCTAAGCAAGCTAACCGATGAAGATGAGCGTCAGCTAGCAGGTGAAGGCGACCAAGAAGAACCGTACCTATAGGCCCTAGCTCTAGAATCTAGCTCAACCAAAAACGAATTGAATTAGGTAATAACATGCAAAAACATACCAAAGTAAAGCTTAATGCATACTTAAAAGCAGTAGCAAAACAAAACGATGTTGACGACGCGACAGAGAAGTTCAACGTGAGTCCAAACGGAACCCAACGCATCATTGCCGCTATCCGTGAAAGTAATTGGTTCCTCAACAAAATTAATGTCATCTCAGTAAAAAATCAGAAAGGTGAATCTATTGGCCTTGGCGTCACAGGCATGATTGCCAGCCGAACAGACACTTCCGGTGATGGCAAGCGTAAACCGAAAGACTACTCAAGCATGGGTGCTATGCCGTACATGTGCGAGCAAACCAATTTCGATACAGCTCTTCGCTACGCCAAACTGGACGCATGGGCACATCATAAAAACTTTAGTGCCATCATAAGCAAGACCAATCGTGAACAAATTGACGCCAACAAAATCACTATCGGGTGGTATGGCGAAAAAGTCGCTGCCACTACCGATGCAACCGAGAATCCGAACGGTGAAGACGTGAATAAAGGCTGGTTCCAAGCCATGCGCGATCACAACGCCGACCGTTTAATTACAACAGGTCAAAAAGCCGCAGGTGAAATTCGCATCGGTGAAGGTGGTGATTTCATTAACCTAGATCTAGCCGTTCTTAATACGAAAAACCTACTGCATGATGCTTGTGAAAATGACTCAAACCTAGTGGCAATTATTGGCTCCGATCTGCTTGCTTACGACAAAGCCAAGTTCTATGAAGCACATGGCAACACGCCAAGCGAAAAAGGCAAAATTCAAGAGCTCCAAGTCATCGGCACTTATGGTGGTCTGCCTGCTGTGAAAGTACCAGGCTTCCCATCTACAGGCATCATGGTCACCAGTTACGACAACTTATCCATCTATATTCAAGAAGGTTCAATTCGTCGCTCCGCAGGCAAGAAAAACGACGAAAAAGACCAAATTGAAAACTTTGAGTCAATGAATATGGCTTACGTTATCGAAGAAGTTGGTAAAGCGGCGGCAGTTGAGTTCAAAAACGTGAAAATTTGGATTGACGGTGCTTGGGTATAACGCCACCACTTAAATAAACACCCCCTCAATGCGGGCTCTAACGCTCTAACTTATTGGCCTTATTTTCTGGCTAACGAGTATTCAGCGTTTGTCTGCCCGCATTCCCTAATTCATGACATTGGGATGAAGCTATGCAGTTTGTTGGTGACAAAAGAGATGTATTTGAGTCGGAGCTGCCTGCAACAAGCAAGTACCCAGCAATGAAAATATCAGAGTTCCAGTCTCTGTTTAATTTCTTAAGCAATGAGACAGAGGCAGGCATTCTTCAACAAGCCAAAGTGTCACGCATCAAAGTACACAAAGAGCTTGAGGGCACCATAAAACTATTTGCTAGTTTGAAGCAATTGTCGCTCGCGCTTTTTGAAGATGATGAAGCAGCTGAGACGCTCTACAAACAAGCCGTGTTTTCGCTAACTGCAAGTGAATTGATCGGCATTCAGATCAGTTGCGATACAACAGCTGAAGCAGCAGAACGACAACAAGCACTCACAGACAAAAAACAGCACTGTGAAGTGCAGTATCGCCAAGCGGTAGACATGTTAGTTCATGGCGAAGAAACCTATTGTTTCGAGGTGGTTTAATGAAATCACTACAAAGTATTACCGAGCTATTTAAAAGTCATGTAACGGATGCGCAAAACTTCTCGGCCTGGGCCGAAGATGGTGCAGTGTTTTGCGGACAAGGGCCATACGTTGACGGCTACACGCTGGAATATACTGCAATTGTTTACATCCAATCAGCAGCAATCCAGCCGCATATCCTTTTCATGCACCTAGTAAATTGGCTAAACAGAAATGATCCTGACAGGTTGGGGAAAGGGCTCCCATTCCCGACATTTGCAACCGAAGTGCTCGATGATGGCAAGTGCGACATCAAGATAAAAATAGACCTACAAGAAGAGTATTCATTGCAGGAAAACAAACTGGGCAACTGGATGCAAGACGGCACTCGCTACGAGTGTACCAGTGAATTTGAACCAGCCGCGGAACCGATTGAACTCAATGACCTAGTGTACGTGGTAGGACACAAAGAGGATCTACCATGTCAGAACTGACGCTGCAAACCCCAGAGCAACTCACGCAAATAGTAGAAAGCTTAGTTATGACGGCGGCTGAAAAGTTTGAGCTAAACAAGCGAATGGCAAACCGAGCGCGTCAATTTTTTAGACAGCAAGTCCGTAACCAAAGAGATATTGATAATAATCCTTATCAATCGAGAACGGCGAGGAAAGCGACCGTTTTCTCACGAGGTATCAGGGGGAAGCATGGCGCAAAACACGATCGTCAATTAGTCGCATTAAACACCGTCAACAATAAAAGCATGCTGTTTGGTTTTAGCCGAGCACTGCGCACCCAAGTGTCGGAAGAAAGCTTTGCGGTTGGGCTAAAAGGCGTAGCCGGGAACATTGGCCGCGAGCATAACGAAGGTTCACAAATCTCCTTTTCGACTCGGGTGAATGGCTTTTACAACGCCAACTACAAGAAAGACGGTAAACGAGTTGGACGATGGGAGGGCGGGCACCTCACTAAACGCAATTACCAAATGCCCAAACGTACTTTTATTGGCTGGACGCCCGCTCTCGAACGGGAACTGATGGCGATGGCCGCCGAACACTTTGCACTACAGGATGCAGCGTAATGAAAACACCCGAAGCAACATTCAAACTCAAACCCAAGGCAGGGGTAAAAGTGAAAGACCCGCTTACCCGAGAGCCATTAAAAAACATCGGCGAGGAGAAGCCTCGCTCCGCTTACTGGCTACGACGTTTGCACGACGAAGATGTCGTTCAGGTAAAAGTCAACGCTAAAGCCACCGCCAATAAGGAGACCAAATAATGGGAATTGGCTTTAATGAAGTGCCAGCCACCGCCCGAGTGCCTGGTGTATACATCGAAATTGACAACAGTCTAGCGAACAGTGCCGAAGATCTGCAATGCATTCTAGCAATAGGTAACGCTGTAGAAGGGGCCAAAGTTGGCGCTAACACTGTTACTCTTTGCATGGATGAAACTATTGCCGCAGAGAGCTTCGGTGCATCTGACATCGTGGAGATGATCACCTATTTCCGTAAGCAAGACGATACCATGCCCATTTACGCGATCAGCGTAGCGGATGACGATATTGCGGCGGCACTGGCAGCGTTAGGTGACACCCAATATCACCACATTATGTGCTCACTCAACGATGAAACCACCATCCGTGAGCTCGGGCTGTTTCTGGAAGAGCGCTACAACGCGCTAAACCAGATCCCCGGAATCGCGTACATTCCAAAGAAAGGTACCCACGCAGAACTGATCACATTCGGCGAGACAAGCAACTGCGCTTTGATTAACTTTCTACCAATCAATAGTTTTGGCGATACTGAAAACAAACCACTATCGGATGCGGCTGCTATTGGTGCCTGGGTAGGCCAAATCGCCCCATCATTGGCGATTGACCCTTGCCGACCACTACAAACCCTCAAACTAAACGGCGTATATACCCTTGCCGCTCGTGAGTGGGACTGGGCCGAGCGCAACCTATTTTTATATGAAGGTCTAAGCACCTACACGGTCAGCTCCGCCAAAGAAGTACTGATTGAGCGACCAATTACTGCATACACAGAAAACGGTGCAGGTATTGCCGACAACAGTTATTTAGACGTCATGACGCCAGCCACAGCGATGTTCTTCCGCCAAAAGCAACGCTCCAAAATCTTGAGTATCTATCCACGTCACAAAGTGGCGAAAGATGGAACCAATTTCGCCAAGGGCCAACCAATTGTGACTCCAACCATGTTCAAAAGTCAGTTGCTTTCACTCTACCGGGATTTGGAGTACCGAGGGATCGTGCAGGACTTCGACGGTTATAAAAAATCACTCGTGGTTGAACTTGATCAGACCAATAAACAACGCGTCAACTATCAAGACTCACCGCAGTTCGTGAACGGTTTGATTATCGTTGCAGGCAAAATTCAATTTAGGAAGTAAATTATGGCAACAAAAATTACTAGCCGAGCGGTGATCAATGCCGGTTCATTAGGTCGCCTTCCTATCAAGGAAGGAGCAGAAATTGGTTTTGGTAACCTCAAACGCGAAGCAGTGATGGGAGACGATGGCCCGCTTGGTTACTCAGAGTCCTACGAAGAGGCACCATCAATCAAATGCACTATCATTCACGCGAAAGATACCGATGAAGAAGCAATTAAAGCTTTTGTTGATGAGACCATTACCATCGAAACTAACAGTGGCAAAGCATACACCCTAAAAGAAGCGTGGACAGTGGATCCAATTACATTGTCAACCAAGGACGGTCAACTTGAAGTGCTATTCAATGGCATCGAGATGATTACCCAATAAGGAGTAATGCATGCTATCTATCCTGATGAAACGCAAAGCTCAACAGCAAAACTTACAGCCGGTTGTCGCAGCAGAAATAACAACGGCGAGTACAACAACTCGCCAAACCTTTGCCGACAAGCCATGGGAAGAGACGCAACTGATTTTAAAGCAGGATTTATCTTATCTGCGAACTCTTGCAGGCACTAAAGAAAAAGCGCCATTTAAAGAAGCGTTGATCGAAAAGTACCGTCCACTGGTACAAAAACTTCTCGTTACTCACAAGGGCAGCTATGGAAATCTCGATGTTATTTGGTGGTGGTTTCTATGGCATGTAGACCTCAACAAACTAGAAGCTATTCACGATGACTTTCGCGACGCCGTCAATGGGGGGCTAGAGGCACCAGAAAACTGGAAGATGAATGGCCAAACCGCATTCTGTGGCTATGTATTCAAATACTCTCTAGACGCCCATAAAGGGAAAAAAGAGTTTAAACATGAATATCTAACCGATGCAGTTAAAGCCCTGCGTTCTGGTGACTTAGCAACCAATGCCCCACTCAAAGTGAAAATGTTCCGCTTGCTCGGTGATTGGCACTTTGAAGCAGGCGAACGAGAAAAGGCCCATGACCTCTTTGAACTAGTAATGAAACTAGACCCTGATGGTGGTGGCCGCAAAATCAAACTAAAAGACTTAAGGCAGGAGTTAGGCTATGACCAACCCAATTAAAGACAAAGGCACAACCAAAATCGCGGTCTTGGCGGTAGCAATTGAAAAAGAAGTGAAAGGTAAAACAGTGGCGATCAAAGAAGTTGAACTTCAGAAACCACATTCCGGCCATTTGCGCGGTGTGAACCTTAACGACATTTGCCAAGCCGATTTTGACGCAGGAAAAATTGTGATCCCGAGAATATCAGAGCTTGATGACCGAGATATGCTAAATCTAGATCCGGCTAACTGGGCTCCACTATTGACCACGCTAGCAACTTTTTTCGTGAATACGGAACGCTAATTGAAAATATTCCGCATGTAGAACCACTCTACGCGGACTTAGCAATGGCGTTCCGTTGGCAACCCAGTGAAATCGATAAACTCACTTTTGATGAGCTTCTTCACTTTCGAGACCTAGCCATAGAACGATGTCCACAGGAGAGCGAATAGCTCTCCTTTTTTTATAAGGGATTAACATGTCTAAAATGCTTCTTTCCGTTGTCATGGGGGTGATCGACAACGCCACCGCTCCGCTCAAAAAAATGAGCAAAGAGACCAATAAATACGGAAATGAAATAAAAAAAGTAGAGAAAGCCCAGGCTGAAAACTCCGCCGCAATGGGGATGATAGACACCTACAACCAGCTCAAGGCCGTCAAGCAACAAAACAATTTGGCTCTTAAAGCTGAAGTGGAAAAACTCGATGAGCTGAAACAAAAAAGCAACGCACTACAGCGCCCCAGTGCAGCCTTAACCGCCAAGCTCGAAAAGCAACGCGTAAAAGTTGAAAAGCTATCGCTAAGTCAAAACGACTACAAAAAGCGTATGGTCGATATTAGAAAAGCACTGACAAAAACGGGCGTCAAAGTCTACAAATTAGATTCTGAGTATGAGCGCCTGAACCAGAGCTATCAAACCCATGGTAAAGAAATCACCCGCCTGCAGAAGAAATACGCCGGAATGCAGAAATGGATGAAGGTGCCTCGTGGGATAAACAAAGCACTCAAAATGCCGACCGTCGAAGGCGTAAAAACGGGGGCGATCGCAACCACAGGGATCGTCGGAACAATGGCAGGTTTTGGTTATGTCATCAATAATACCGCCTCAGAGCTCGATGCCCTCCAACGTGCAGCCGATGACATTCAGATGCCAGTGGCAGAACTCCAAGCAATGCGCTTGCAGGCAACGCAAGCAGGCGCAGAAGCCGAAGACATGGACGCTGCTATCAAAGAGATGGCTTTACGCTGGGGAGAAATGAAAACCCTACAGTCAGGGGCGATGAATGACTACTTTGAAGACACCGGCAACCGGAAAGCTTATCAAGATTTGATGAAAGCCAAAGACGCGAGCGAAGCTTATCAAATCCTGCTGCGTGAAATCGCCAAAGAAACGGACACGGCCAAGCAAAACTTTATGGCTGACGAGTTTTTTGGCGGCGACAGTGAGAAAATGCTCAAGGTACTCAAGGGCGGAGTTAATGGGTACAAACAAGCTAAGCAGCTACTCAAGGATACCGGTGGCCCAGTAGAGCCCGAAGCAACGAAAAACGCGCAAGCGTTCAGTGACGCATTAGGGAAAATGAGAGCAATCATTGATTCCTTAAAAATCAGTGCTCTTACCCCTATCATGGCGGAACTTTCCTTTATCATGGAAGATTTAGCCCAAAACATGAAAAACATGGATTGGCGTAATGACACCATTGCTGAACTTCGTGAAATCGTCAAAAACACCTTCAGTGCTTTCCGAACGCTTGGCCGTGGTGTTTTGTTTCTCAGCAACAATATGGCAAGTATTCTAGGTGTATTGGCGGGCGTAAAACTCGCCCTGATCGGGATAAACATCATCGCTTTAGCGAATCCTTTAGGGCCATTCATTATCGCCATCGGTGCCGTCATTGCCGGAGCCGGGCTTCTAATTGATTACTTTGGCGGTATCACCGCAGTTATGGACAAAGTTAAATCATTCTGGGATGGCCTATGGGGAGAAGACGAAGGTAGAGCCCAAGCGCTGTCTGATGCAACAAAAGGATTAGAAAATAAAGAGGTCGTGACGACCCTAACCACCAATGAACACCTTACCTACACGGAGCAACCCCACCAAAGTACTAAACCCACAGCGTATCAAGCATATACCCCCTACACTCTCAACACATTGGAAAGTGACAGCGATTCGCTGAAAGCTCAAGCCAAACTAATGAAGCAAGTAAAAAACCAAAATGTTGAAGTAGGGATCACCACCAACGAGGTAGCCAACCAGACTCAAAAGTTCGTAACCGAGCAACATTATTCTGCCACTTACCACAGCAGCGAGCTAAAGGAGCAAAATCAAATAGTCAATGCTCAGGTAATCGGCGTGGAAAAAGTTCAAGCCCAAGCGCAACTAATGAAAGATCTTCAGAACCACAATGTAGAGCTTGGCGTAACCACCAATGAAGTATTAAACCAGAGCAAAGTCCTCAACTCTGAGAAAAACTACAATGAGACGCATCAAAACACTGAGCAGCTAACTCAAAATCTACTCCTAAACACTCAAACGACCGGAGCGGATGAAGTGCGGCGCCAGGCTAATCTCATGAAAGGGATGAAAAACCGCAATCTAGAACTGGGCATTAGTACCAGTGAAACCAAAAAACTCACCACGCAGGAGTATTACTCTACTATTTATAAAAATAATGAACCGCCGACCATGCAGGCATATAACCCATATGTAATTGATATGCAGGTCAAGTGGGAAGAAAAGGTAATGGATCAGGCCAAAAAAATGAAGGCACTACAGAACCGCAATATTGAACTGGGGATCACAACCAAGGAAAAAGTACAACGCTCGATAGATTCACCTGAACAGGTTACCTGGGACACATCCACCGACTACAAACAAAACTCAAACCAAGACTATCAACCACTCGGTCAAGCTGGCCTAGTTAAAGACTATCAACCCATAAGAAACCAGGTAGTACAAAGTAAGTCGGAAATTGACCTAAGGATTAGGTCAGATAATCCAGTCACAGTTGAAAAAGCTCAAAGCAATAAAGCTACCGAAATAAACCTAGATGTTGGTGATATGGGGTGGAGTTACTAACTATAGGATGGTGAAGCTTAATCACACAGAGCTGGTGATCACTTATGGTCATTTCATCGAGGGCGTTCAGAATTCTGAACGCCCTCTCAGCTAACTCGGTGTTGGACAGAAATTTGCCAGCGACTTTCCTAAATTAGCGATTCATGAATAACCTCCAGTATGGCAAAGCAAGTTGTTTAGAGCGAGCGCTGAGCTTAGGATTGGGACAATACTCCACGTAACTGTGATTGTAGCCATGCTGTAATCGTTACTACAAATCTAGCCTATGTAGTGGTCAGGGCATCCGCATGAATGGTTAGGATTTAGCCATTGATGCAAATCCGGCCAGAAGAACTTGTTCCAAGAAGGCGGGATTCATCATGCAGCGTTTCTGCTTCATTGGCACGCTGATCTTTGTGGGTTCAGCTCTGAGCATGTTCAGCGACATGTGCCTTAACCCTGCCAGGTTTTCAGCCGCATTTTCCCGGTAAATCTGACAAGCATCTTCCCGCATACTCACATCCAAAATCCAGTGCATTGACTCAATGCCCCAGTGAGCGCGGATAGCATTACCGGCCTGCTCTGGAGTTAACTCAGCTGAACTGATGTAGTAACGGTACTCCAGCTCTGGCTCTTTACCTTTTGTTGCCCGGTAATTTTCGACCATCACGATGCTGGTTAGACTACTCCAGGCTGAGAAGTCCCCTTCCAGCTCACTCGCATTCAATACATGGCAGGTGCGTGCTTGAACACGACCTTTCTGCTTCTCGATTTGACATGTAGCTTCATCAACCGGGGCTCGGCGGTACGGGGCAAAAGCCGCCTGTACAGCGGCGGCTAACTTACCCTGATTGCCTTTAACTGCTAATAAGTAGTCTCCACCCTTGCTGGTGATGACCCCGGCAATCTTAGTCTGGCAGGCCATTGCATCAATCGTCACTATGGCGCCTCGCAAATCGAGCATCTTAATTAGCGCAGGTATCGCGGTAATTTCATTGCTCTTGTTCTCGGTTTTGAGTTGACCCAATACCAGTTGGTTGGCGCTGGCGTATGCACTAACCATATGGATGGCACTTTGTCTGTCGTCTCTGTCATAGGAGCCACGTAATGTCTTGCCATCAATGGCAATTACTTCACCAGAAGTTAGCTTATGCACCGCCTTCATCCAGGCTAAAAAGCAGTCTCGAAACTCTGCAGGATCAATGCTTGCGATCAGGCGAGCAAAGGTGTCATCTACAGGAACACCATTTTCAAACAGGTTGTGCTTAAGAAACCACTCATGGTGACCAAGAACATACTCGCGAATGTCTGTCCAGCCTTGGCCTCCGGCTATCACTGCGCAGATAGAACCAAACAGGATATCGAACAGTGGATAGTCCACTTTTGCGCTTTGCCGTTCGTCACGGATAATACTGAAATGCTCTTTAATGGTATCGATATTCATGGCCACTCCTCGAAAGAGGGGTATGAGATCATGGTGGCCTTATCAAGTCAACCTTGGTCTAATATTGGATAAAAAACGTTCATGATCTTGCCCTAATGTAGTGGTGCAGTCTCTTGAAGTTTGTGATAGGATAAATATAAAATGACGACTTTAAGTAGAGAAAAACCTTGGAAGTAATTGAAGATAGATATCAACACGTATCATGTAGAAAAAGTGAAGGTGCTCATTATACGCCTACAAAATTAAGTAAATTTGTTAGCGAAAAGATACTTACAAAGTTGAAAGATAAAGAGCGTATTGTTGTAGCAGATCCTGCTATTGGTGATGGTGAGTTAATTCTAAGCTTACTGGGCTCACTTGAATCAACTGTTCATGTTGAAGTTATTGGTTTTGATATAAATATAGATTCCATCGAACTTAGTAAAAAAAGAATCTCTAAATATTTCCCAAATGTTAAGATGAACTTAATACATGGTGACTTTTTAGACTATTGTATTAATAATAACTCCGAACTCTGTAAGCACAATCTACCAAAGTTTGATGTAATTATTGCAAACCCCCCATATGTAAGAACTCAGGTTTTGGGGGCAGAACAATCTCAGTTTTTATCTAAAAACTTCGGTTTAAAAGGTCGAGTTGATATTTATCAAGCATTCCTAATTGGTATGAGTAAATGTCTATCTGAAGATGGAGTAGCAGGTGTTATTGTATCGAATAGATTCCTAACAACTAAGGGGACTGGAGCACTCAGACAATCTCTGTACGACTTGTATAAAATATACAACATATGGGATTTTGGAGACACAAAACTATTTGAAGCTGCTGTATTACCTGCCGTTCTATTGTTCTCACTTAAAAACAAAAATGCTGAAACCTCTACAGAATTCTGCTCTATCTATGAAACGAGTGAAGAAGCTACAGACTTCTCAGAAACACCTGTAGATGCAATTTCACATCGTGGCGTTGTTAAGTGCTCAAATGGTAAGTCTTACATTATAAAGTCTGGATTGTTGGATTATGACTCATCTCCAAAAGACATTTGGAGAATCAAAGATCTTAAATCTCAAAAGTGGTTGGCAGATGTTGATAGCAAAACATGGGCTACATTTGGTGAAGTAGGTAAGATTCGAGTGGGAGTTAAAACAACCGCTGATAATGTTTTTATCAAAGAGTCATGGGTTGAAGAGACAGGGTTAGAACCTGAACTTATTAAGCCATTAATTACCCATCATGTAGCAGGAAGATTTAAGCAATCAGATAAAGAAACTAAACAGATCCTCTATACTCATGAGACTGTAAACGGCAAGAAAAAAGCTATTGATATTGAAAAATATCCAGTAAGTAAATCTTACTTGGAGCAGCATAGAGAGCAGCTTGAAGGTCGTAAGTACGTAATAAAAGCTAATCGAAATTGGTTTGAAATCTGGGTTCCTCAGAATCCCCAATTATGGTTAGAAGACAAGATTGTCTTTAGAGACATTTGTGAAGAACCTACTTTTTGGTTGGATGAAAAACAATCTATAGTTAACGGTGATTGTTACTGGATGGTTAATGACTTCCAAAAAGATGAAACTGACATTCTTTGGTTAATTCTAGCTGTAGCGAACTCGAAGTTTATTGAGTTATTTTACGATACAAAGTTCAATAACAAGCTGTATTCGAACAAAAGACGTTTTATATCTCAATACGTTGAACAATTCCCATTACCTGATCCAAAATCAAGAATATCTCTAAAAATGATTGAATTAGCCAAATCAATCTTCACAGAGAGCAATATACATAAAAGAACTGAGAGTGAAAAAGTCTTGAACGATCTTGTGTGGGAAGCATTTGACCTCCCACAGCCGAAAGACTAATTAATTAGTCAAAAAAATTGCGAGGCAAAGGGATTTGTATCTTCTTGTTCAAAACTTTGCCTCCAAACTGTTCAAAACGACTAAAGAAATCCTCACCAGTTGTAAGGTAGAGATTAGTGATATGGACTAAGCCATTATCAATATAACCATAAAATATTGCGTATCTCACATCACAATGTTTAATTTGCTGAAAGCCTACCTGTTCGATATCTAAGAGGGCTTTACTATCAGGACAGACCAACCCTAAATCTATCGTTGGAGAAGTTTGTAGTTTAACTTCAAGTAGCTGATGCTTAACATCTGGAAACTGTCCGTTATCTCGATAGTCTGAATATCCTAAAGCTTCGCAAACTAGAGCATGCAAAGCTGCTCCTCTATTTCTTTCTTGAATACGACCAGCATCTGGAAACGAGCGACCTACAATGCTTGATAGCCTTCTAAAGCACTCATTAATAGGAAGTATCTTACCACACACTGGCTGAGACACAGGGCTATCAAATGACAAATCAATAGGTGATAAAGCTAGTGTGTTTTGAACATTTAAAGTATCAAACTGAGAAATTAACTCCATCTGGTGATTTGAGAGTGTCAGTCGCGCTTGGAACTTTTGAGTCAATGTACCCGTAGTATCTAAAGCGGCTAAATCACTACCTGAAATAACTTTAACTTTTGTTATAATATCATTTTCATCTGTTCGGATGATTACGTATCGCCTTTCAACATCTAACTCTTCATTCCAAACTTGCAAGTTGTTTGATTTTTGTACATAAGTATCAAACATTTGACCTGTAAATCGTGGCTGGCACTTTACAAAAGAGCGCGGCACTGGATATCCAAGAGTCTCACACACTAATTCTTTAGCAACTTTAGAGCGGGTTCTAATAGCTAAACCTTCAAAAGATACGCCAGTTAATCGATCATTTAAAACTGCGGAAAGCTCTTCGCTTGTTAACCAATATTGTGTATCTCCTGTCTGTATTTGGTCATAAATTGTTAAATCAGAACGAGAAATATTTGAAACCTTTCCTAAGCCTGAAGCCAAACTATTCATATTATCAATTACTCATTATTGTTAAGAAGCTGGGCAATTGATACGTTAAATGTTTCAGCTAGAACCTCCAGAGTACTTAGAGTGGCATTTCTCTCACCACGCTCTATTGAACCTATATAAGTTCTATGTAGTCCACATTTTTCAGCAAGCAACTCTTGAGACATGTCATTTTCGAGCCGAAAACGCCTCACATTTTTGGCAAGTGACGCTAAAATTTCCTTACTTGGCTTTCGCATAATTACCCCTATTAATTAATGAGATAATTACATATGAACTCTATAAGTCTACAGACTATAAGTAGCGCATTTTCGCAACTCAATAACAGAGCAGGCTGACTTTTAGGCTTCAATATAACGCATTAGGCCGATAGTGAAAGATAAGAGATGGTTTGCGTGGAGTGGTAGAACATAAATTGAAGCTTACTGAGTTCGGATAACTTTTAGTAAGACAAAATCTCACAAGCAGGATGTGAATGAGTGAAAGCACTAACTTAAAAAGGGGCAGAACCTTGTTAGATTTGTAACCTAGAAATCAAAATAATCTTTCAACTTGCCGCCACACTGTCGCCACTAGCTTAAAGAATTAAAGCTAAACCACTGACTTACAACGAATTAAATCTTTACAAATCAAACCGGTGGTTTTATTGGCGAAGGCGAAGAAGAAAAAATCGCCTAGTCGTGACGCACAGCCATTGCTAGGCTCACCACCATAAAAAGCGCCAAGACTTGAGTCTTGGCGCTTTTTTTAGCTTAGGGTTAAAACTGGTTGAAGTTAGGCACATCGGAGTTTTGATAAAACTCATCGATCCCCTCTTCCAAAATCGCCGCCATGCCCCTTTCTAACGCTTGCTGAGGATCAGGAAACCATTCTGTCCAAGTAGTAAAACAGTGGTCTTTACCTGCAATTGACAGCTGCCACTGTTTACCGGCAAAGCTTATGTCGTCGAGGTACTCTAATTCTGATTCAGCAATATCATCAATCAAGGTAACTAAAATCGTCACCGACTTGCCTTGGTCTGTCACCACCTTAGTGTATTGTTCCTTATCCATTTCAGTGCTCCAAGCTCAATTATGTCTCCAGTGTGGTCAATTCCCCCTTAGTTATCAAGTTGCATAAGCGCTTTTGAGAGCCACCACCCAGCCCCTAATACTCCCCCGTCACCGATAAAAACAAAAAAAGCCCAAACATCACTGCTTGAGCTTTCCATCCACACATTCCAATTCGCTTACACTGGTAGCACGCGATTTCGTCCCAGTCTTTTCGCTTCATAAAGTTGAATATCCGCTCTATCGACCAGATCGTTGGCCGACTCGCCAATCTGAAACTCAGCCACACCAAACGAGGCAGTCACGCTGTCGACTTGTTTACCGCTACGCCGATCGCGAATGGTGAGCTTTTCAAGCGCGGTACGCACCGATTCGGCAAACCGGATCGATAAGCGTAAATTTTTGTTTGGTACAATAAACGCAAACTCCTCGCCGCCAAAGCGGTAAGCCGCAATGCCATCACGGCAACTGATCTGCAGGCGTTTTGCCAAAGCTTTGATCACCGTATCGCCAAATAAGTGGCCAAACTGGTCGTTATAGTTTTTGAAATGATCTATATCGAGCAAAATCAAACTAAACGACGTATCACTGCCCGCGTAGGCGGCGATGTCACGATCAAAGGCCCGACGATTCAACAAGCTAGATAGCCCGTCGTACAAAGCGTCTTGCTGAAATTGCGATAACTGCTCTTTGAGCTGCTCTATCTCGCCACTGGCAACACTGAGCTGGCTATTAAGAAATTGAGTGGTATGGCGAATGTCTTTCGATTCGACCATTAAATTGCGAACCAAGCCCATCACTTCATCAAAGGAGAGGCCTTCATCTTCCACCCGCTGCAAGCTGCTGAAGCTTTTATCGATCTTCAACTGAAAATTATTGGTGTTAACTAGGGTATCATTCATCGAATGAGAGACCTCCGTTAACATGCGTTCTAAGCTTTGACGAAGCTGCTGGACATTGGCTTCGGTTTTGCTGGCCACATAAGTACGATACAAGGACTCACCTTGCGCCGGCGGACAAAGGCCATGCTCATTAACCACCTCGTCAAGCTCGCGGTTAAGTTCAGGCAACGCGTTGTCAACGTAGGTATACCAAAGCGCATAGTTGCTTGGTGTCGTTGGCACCTGATTTTTTATCATCAGGGGAACCGCTTTACGCAGGTTTTCCGTAGCCTTCTGAAATTCATTTTTACTCATATACACTCACTACTTCTGGCGAGATCATGCTTTTTTTTAAGATTAGCTGATAATTTACCGAGTTTCTCGTTGAAACAAAGAAATGTTGACCAATATTCTATGGGGAAATGGCGTTTCATCCAACCCCATAGAAAATAAAGCGATTTTCACCGCCTTAACCGACGTGGTTCGTTGCTAATTTACACTGTAAACCCATGGTTCATTGGATAAGCGCAAGATTAAGTGTCTTGTTTGATCGCACGGATAATAACGGACGTGTCTAAACGGTTCATGCCTTGCTTGGCTAACGCTTGGTATTTCGCCTGCGTCTGCTCTGTCAGTGGCAAGCGCAGCCCTTGGTTGTCTGCCTCTTGCAAGCAAAAGCCGAGATCTTTGATCATCCAATCAATCGCAAAGCCAAAATCAAATTTATCTTGTGCCATGGTGACCGCGCGATTTTCCATCTGCCAAGAACCCGCAGCACCATTTTTTAGGCAATCAACCAAAGTGGGAATATCAAGGCCAGACTTCTCCGCTAAGATCAGCCCTTCTGACAAGCCGGTTAACACACCAGCAATGCAGATCTGATTCACCATTTTAGCTCGTTGGCCCTGGCCGACTTCGCCCATCAACACCGAAGATTGAGCATAAGAAGCGAAAATGGGCTGCAAGGCTTCAAATAAGCTCTGCTCCCCCCCACACATCACGGTCAGCTTGCCATTCTCGGCGCCTGCTTGGCCACCGGACACTGGCGCATCCATAAAGCGCACCCCGACTTCCTGTGCAGCCTTACCAAGCTCTTCAGCCAGTTCAGCGGAGGTCGTTGTATGATCCACCAGTATTGAGCCTGGCTTCATCGCAGCAAATGCCCCTTGTGCGTCCACGGTCATGGCTCTCACATCGTCATCGTTACCAACACAGACAAAAACAATATCGGCATCTTTAACGCACTCAACCACTGTATCGGCTATCTTGCCTTGGTAGTGCTCTAGCCAACGTTGCGCTTTTGCTTGACTGCGGTTAAACACGGTGACATCGAATCCGGTTTGGTGTAAATGACCCGCCATAGGAAACCCCATAACACCAAGACCAATAAAGCTTATCTTCATCTTTTGTTTCCTTGTCGTGCGCGTTCTACTTAAAACGCGTTTCTTCCTTGTTGATTGCCACTAATCTGGATATAAAAAAACCGAGCGCTAGGCTCGGTTTATTAGACGACGGTTACTACAACTCTGCGTTGTGGTAAACCTGCTGAACATCGTCACAGTCGTCTAGCATATCTAGGAACTTCTGGAACTTTTCAGCGTCTTCGCCAGTCACTGGAGTGTGCGTTTGTGGTACAAACGTGATCTCTTCTACATCAAGAACCAGATCCGGGTACTCAGTGCTTAGCGCTGTTTTGGTCTTAAAGAATTCGGTGTGCGGAGCAAATACCGTCACCACGCCATCTTCAAGTTCGATATCTGTTACGTCAACGTCTTGCATCATTAACGCTTCTAGAATCGCCTCTTCGTCATCACCTTTAAACTGGAATACCGCTTGGTGATCAAACATGTGTGCACTCGAACCAGGGCTACCAATTTTTGCGCCTGTCTTAACAAAGCACTGACGAACGTCTTGGAACGTACGGTTGCCGTTGTCGGTAAGACAGTCAACAATCACGCTCGCGCCGCCAGGAGCAAAGCCTTCATAACGTGCTGGTTGGTAGTCTTCGCCACCGCCACCGGTCGCTTTATCAAGCGCCTTGTCGATAACATGGCTTGGTACTTGGTCTTTCTTTGCTTTTGCAATAAGGTGCTTAAGCGATAAGTTCATATCCGGATCAGCGCCGCCATTTTTGGCGCTCATGTAAATTTCTTTACCGTATTTGGAATAAACTTTAATTTTTGCGCCTGCTGTTTTCGCCATAGAGGCTTTGCGCACTTCAAAACTTCTTCCCATCGGGATGTTCTCTCTGATTCAATTAACGCGACAAATTTTAGCAAATCTTTGCCTCAGTTCAACTGAGTAGACTGCTAGGGGGATCAAGCTATTCCCATCACCCGCTTATACTTTTGCACTGATTGGTCAAACAGTTCTCGTTCATCCTCACTTCTTAACGTATTACGGTGAGCCGTAAGCGCTTCTGGGCCAGCTTGAGCTTGCTTAATTTTCCAAACCAAAAACGACGCTTGCTTATCAATCTCAACCTTATTTTTCTCGGTTGCAGAAAGAAGAGACAAATTGAACGACATCTAGACTGCCTCAATCGGTGTTAAATAGGGGGAGAATATAACATAGCCAGACTTTAATGGGGAATGCCCGAGCGCATAATTAACGCTGAATATGCGCTTGGTCTGATTTGCACCCAGTCACTTTCGCTACCCAATCGTCATTCGCAGACAAAATATCACAAATAAAAAGTGAGACTTAGCGAGCAGATAGCCCCAAGCGGTGTCAGTGAACACTGAGCCTGCGGCTAGGGGGAAAAATAACAAAAGGGCGCCAATGGCGCCCTAGGGTATCAACCAACCCACGATGGGTTAGCATTAGGTTAATGATGGAGTAAACCGAGTTCTTCAGCCTCTTCCATGGTCAACCCACTTTCTCTGATCTCTCTTAGCGCTTCGATCCTACGACGCGCTTCTGCAGATTTGAGCTGCTTCCGTGACGACTTTTCTGTTGCTTCTTCCTGAAAATCCCATTTTTCTGCAATACGAGTCATTTCATCATGGTCAATAGAATTTATGGACATACTTACCTCCAACCACACCATGTTCGGGACACCTAATCTGTAGCAAAGCCCAGTAAGCTTGTTAAGCAAATTTGCCAAGTAATGTGAACTAACCAAGAGTTCCGAAACTAATCCAATCTGGCCCTAAAAATTGTTTTGCGCTCGCGAAAAAGGAGGGTTAAATTTAGAGGATTAGCCCTCAGAAATGAGGTGTGACCTAACTCTCACCAAAAAGCAGCTAACGCCGCGTCCTCTTTGCCTTGAGCTCACTTCGCACTCTCCTTCAACCAACCCATTTGTTATAAAATAAGTATAGTTCGCTCGGGCTCAATTTCCGCCTCGGATCGCGGATTTATTGATCGCTTGTCAAATCAAGGATTTCAGCAAAATTCGAGGCCAAAAATTGGTAAGCCACGCGATTATGCACCAAACTGTAAGTATCTAGTCTTTACCTTCTGAGGCTCTATGAGTGCCCTAAATGAATGGCAATCGCAGATCAGTAATTGGTACCAGCTTGGGAAGCATGATCAAGTAGATACTTTGATCCCCTTGATCATGCATCCGCCAAAAGAGATATGGGGGCCTAGTGTCTCGTTAGAGCAAGGTAAAGCGCTCGCCTGTTGGCTCGACGGTTGTCTGCGGATCTACCAATACCAACTGGATCAAAACAACAAGCAAGGGGCCTATGAATACCTCAACTTTGCTTACGCTAAGTTGCAAGCCGTTGCGTGCGAGCCAGAAACCGATAGAGAGCTGAAGATTTGGGCCTTAGAGCGGTTAGATCAACTGATTGTTGCGCTACTTGAGCACTGTAGCCGTTGCCACTGGACAAAAGAGTGTGAAAGCCAAGTAGAGAGTTATATCCACTTTATGGCGGCGCAGCAGCATATACGCTTATTAGATGAAGGGCCGGAACGATGATCAAGAGAGATCGAATGTTCTAGAAGCTGTAGGGGAAATTTAGATAAAAAAACGGCGAGTAATAATACTCGCCAAAGATTTCATTATTCATGAATGAACAATATGAGCCATCTATTAATTCATCGAAACCAAGAGTGTCTCTTGGTTTCGTTAGCCACTATAACAAGCCAAATGGTTCAATTGTCAAAACAGTGTCAAGTTGTTCAGATCCCCACCGCGACTTCATCTAATACCCGCATCACGGTTTCATCAATGTGGCCATCTAGGACTTGTTTACACACTTTACGGCGCACCGCTAAACCGCCAATCAAACGCTCGATAGAGAGGTGTTTCGCGTTACTTTGGCTATTAAATAGCTCAATCGTCTTACTCAGCACCTCGTAAGGGATGACCTGCTCGCCTACTCTCAGCCAATCAAGCTTCTCTATCAGCTCCTGACACTCTTCTCGGATAGAGTTGACCGTGTGACCAGTCATTGCCGACAAAGCGGTTACACTGCGTTCTAGCGCTTCTGGTGAGGTATATTTTGATAGCGTGATGGTCAGCTCATCGGCGTTGATCTCAACCAAATGCTTGCGCTGCTTCACTCGGCGGCCTAAACGGCCTTTTGGTGAAGAAGGACGACGCTGGATCGGCTCAAACTCACCATCAATGATCTCGGCTAACTCTTCAAGCTTCTGCGCAGAGACCATTTCATGTCTGAGCGGATTCGGTAATGTTGGCGCCATGTTACGTTTGCCCGCGTTGGTCATTCTTGCGCGAGAAAAACGCAGTACTTCTTCAACATCACACTTGATATCAACTTGATAATCCAGCACTTTTCCTTTTTCTTCGATGCAAGTAACCGTCAAGTGGTAACCCCAAAGGTTAACCACGAACATCTCATCGGTGCCTTTACCTTCAGACAAACGCTTTAGCTCGCGGATCAGATCCATTGAAAAACGTCGCCATTCGATATTTCGCGCCAGTTTTTGGTTTAATTCACTCAGCAGCATGCTATCGGTGAAACGGCGTGACATCCGGCTTCTGAAAAACGAATAAAGCTGGAACACCAAAGTATGCTGACGCAGGATCTCGGGTGGAAACAAGAAAAAGTAATCGCGGGTGAGCAGCTCTTCATAAAATGAAGGCTCCCAAACTAAAATATACAAGTTTGGCTTAATGCGGATCTCGCCAGCTTCGTTCTCCTGTGGCGCTTCTTCAGAGGCGGTAATGGTTCGGGCTAAGAAGCGGAAACGATCACTCTTAAAGCCTTCAGGCATGTTCTCACTCATCCAGCGGCCGGTAAGCTCATGCAATTGAAAATCGGTAAACTCGATCCTATCGATACTTTCGCGGATCGAATCTCGAGCTGGGCCGCTGTCTTTTTTGCCACGTAATGCCAAAATATCTGTGATGTACAGCGGGGTTTTGTTGGGTACGTGCTTACCGTTGAGCTGATATTCTTCTTGGTGATGCTCATGGTACTGTACCGTTAAGGTAAACAGCGCAAACAGCGTCATCAGATCATCAACGGTCATGATGTTTTTAGAAGATCGTGTTTCGATCACCGCGCGACTGCCCGAGATCGAAACCATCGATTTCTGATAGCTTTTACGAGTGCGTGGCGGCGCTAAAGCTTGGTCAATAATCCCCGCCCAATTGGTTGGTGAAACGACAAATTGTTCCGATTCATCTTTCATCGTCGGGGGGATATTTAGACCATGCTCATTCAATAACTGACGGTTAACTTGGGTTTGAGCGAGGGCTTTAGAACGCTTTTGTTTTTCGTTTTGTTTACTAGACTCGGTCATCAAGCTTGTTGCACCAAGCGCAGACACAAGCTGACTTGGGTTAACAAAACCGTGTAGCATGGTTTTTCCTGCCAGGCCTTGTTCAAAGCGAACAGGGGACTGGGTAAATAAACCGATCGAAACGGCGGCGCGCAATCGCTGTTGAATTGCTGCGCGAGTAAGTTGACCTTCGGTAGCGTCAATTAAGTCGGTTGTTGAAACATAGCCATCTTTGCTAGAGAAGCCTCGTAGCGAAATTAGGTTTAATAATTCGACAATGCTTTTGGTGACACCTTTAAAGTGTTGATATTGCTCGATCCAATCAATTGTGTTTTCACTGACTAAAAACAAATGTCCATCTTTGTGGCTGCGAGGTGCTTTGATCAAGATCTTTTCGTCTGTGGTCATTTAAGTGTCCGTGTCTCATTAACCGTAATTTCGCTATCGTTCCAAGAGAATAAAGAAATTCTTTTAAAAAATAAAGAAGAAAATTATTGTTCTTTTAAACTGATCTTTTTGATTATATTGATCTATATTGATTAAGTGATCATATGATCTGGCTGTGATTTTGCTTGTAAGTTACTGTAATACAACAAGTATATATTTCCGCCGTAGGAAGCATGATCATAGCCAGTGCGAAACGATGATCATTAACGTATTGAAAGCATGATCAAAAAAGCTCGAAAAGATGATCATCAAGAGATCGAATCGATGATCATTGATAATAGGAAAGCATGATCATCGAAAGATCACATGTTATCCACAGTTGCTGGTGGCATTTAATTTTTAGCCCATTAATTTTGCCCTGAAAGCATGATCAAGTAACGTTACTTTCCTCTTATCTGATGGAATTTGACGCAGATTTAAATCGAAATACATCATCACGATAAAGATTGCCGATTTTGTTTGGTCCCTTAAGGAAACGAAAGCATGATCAGGGCTCGAACTTGCTGCTTGAAACTGCTTTTGATGCTTTTCCACTTTGGGCCGTGTCAGCTAAGATCGCCACTAAGCCTTATTCTATCTAACATCTCCCGTAATTCGAGTTGCAATTTACATGCTTCCGGCGCGATTCGCCACTTGATCATCGATCCAGAAATGATCTGGCTAAGTTGAGAGCAAAATGAACGGAAATCATAGCCAATCACGCCTTGATCATCTTTCCTTAAGCTCCGATCTATTGCGAAAGCATGATCAAGAGAGAGGCAAGTATGATCATGCTTGCGGTTTCGATGTAGGGTCGTCAAGTGGTTCAAATTGGCTGCGACATTTGACTGCACGGTTGAACTGACATGCCCCGTAACTTGTCAGACGCAAACAATCGTTCCGTATAAAAACTGGCCTGTATTGGCGCTATCGCGACTTAAATTGCCATTGTTGCGCTTATTTTTTCTTTCCTCGTGACACGATTGCTGCAAATTTGGCACATTTCACGCAGCTCATGCAGTGATTAACGGTAGAAAAACACCAATTTTCAGGCTGAAACGGCAAACACGCCCGATGCTCACTTGGAAACATGATCAAGGTGAACGCTTCTTGTTGGGGGGCAGAGCAGATTTCTCATTGGCCAGTTATTGTTACGCGAAGCCCGAGCGGTGACGAGAAGGCGAAATAATGAGACTTACTTTATTAGCAGCGCGATGAACTTGGGATCTCGATGTGACTTTTGCTACGAACCGGTTCGCAAACCGAGGTTATCAGCGAATTGCCCTTTGGTTCGTTTTATCTGAACAAATTATGTACTTTACACTGTAAATAAGTGACACGGTAACTGTTTAATTCTGTGCCGATTTGCATGGCAATATGCGAGGAAATTTGCGATGTAATTGTGCGTTTTTTCAGCGTATCGTGACAATAGAGCAATTTATTTGTGATTTAACTCTAAAAGGAACGTGCACCTTTTTATTGTTATGCTTTGATAATGCTGTACAATTAATGCAAGGTAATTCTTATGGATAAAATGTAATGAAACGAGATAAGACGATAGAAAACCTCAATCGACTTGCGCAGCTCACTCAACAAGTTCAAGCAGACCGGATTGAAATTGTACTTGAAGAGCGTAGCGACGATCATTTTCCGCCGATGTCGAAGGCATTGATGGAAACACGCTCGGGTTTAACTCGTCGTAAATTGGACGATGCGATCAGCAAGCTAGAAGCAGAAGGGCACCAATTTACCAAAAATAACGCCAACCATTACTCGATTTCTTTACAAGAAGCACATATGTTAATGGACGCGGCTAACGTGCCAAAATTCCATCAGCGTAAATTAAGCAGCGATAATAAGCCATGGATCATCAATGT